ATGTTAAGTGACTCAAAAATTAGAAGTGCAAAACCGAAAGAAAAGCTTTATAGGCTTGGTGATTCCGATGGTTTGTGTGTTGAAATAAAACCTAATGGCAAGAAGTATTGGCGCTATCGTTTTCAATGGCTCAAAAAAACACAAATGATGAGCTTAGGTGAATACCCTATTGTGGGATTAGCTGAAGCCCGTACTAAAAGAGATGAAGCTAAATCTTTAGTTGCAAGCGGTATAAATCCAGTTGAAGAAAAAGAAAACCAAAAAAAGGCTAAATCTGATGAGTATGACAATAGGGTTCTCTTTAAACATGTTGCTGCAGAATATAAAGCAGAAAAATTAAATAATCGTTCAGAAAGGTATCAAGAAGCTTTTCAACGCGCCTTAGATAAAGATATTTTAAAAGTTATTGGTGATAAGGATATTAAAGAAGTCACCTCAGCAGACGTTTTGACTATCATGAAAAAGACGATTGCACGAGTTAAGCGTCAAAAAAACCATGGTACTGGCGAAGTGTCAGCAATTCAAAATCGTACTTTTATTGGCGGCGTAATGCGTTATGCAATCGCCACACTTAGAGCCGACTATGATCCAACCTATGCCGTTAAAAACGTTGTAGAACGTCCCGAAATAGAACATGCCAGACCCATGGAAAAATATGAGGCTGTGCAACTTAGAAATAAATTAAATAGCTATGGTGGATCTACTACAGTTAAAAATGCTGGCCTTGTAATGCTCTACTCTATGCTCAGGACTATCGAGATCCGCCGCATGAAATGGGAATATGTTGATTTTGAAGCTAGAACAATTACATTCCCAAAAGAGATGATGAAAAAGAAACGTATTCATATCGTTCCTATGTCTGACCAAGTTTTTAATATTCTTCAAGAACAGCGCAACATTGTAGGTAATCGTGAATATGTTTTTCCAGCCATCTATCAAGATGGGATGCTCTCCGCTACTACAATGAATAAAATGCTCGATTACATTGGCTTGTCTGATGTCACTGCTCATGACTTTCGTGCCACTGCATCAACCTTGTTAAATGAAAAGGATTACGATGACAAATGGATTGAAAAACAATTAGCGCATGCAGATGGTAATAAAACTAGGGCCACATATAACCATGCCAAATATTTAGAAAGCAGGCGAAAAATGCTACAGGACTGGGCTAATATTGTGGATAGCTGGGCGGTTTAACCGCCTTGCTTCTTCTGAAAATGCCACCAGACTTTTTTATAATAAACTTCGTCACGCAAGAAATTAATTTTTAATTCGTTGCCATTGAGGTCATAAATTTTAGTGACCTCTCCTTTCTTATCTAGATCTGCTAATAGATCTGCAACGCGAGAATATGCATGATAATGAATTTTGATTAACTGTGAAGACATAACAATAATTCAAAGTAATTTTAATAATGATACATCAATCCATCGTTCAAGTAAGTTAAGTGTATTGCGCAAATTTATGCTCATATTTGCTTAATATTGATATTTTTGCGCAAAATTATTCTCAGAAGAAAAAGGCTATTTTAATTACTCTTCTATTTTTTGATACAAAATGCCAATCAAACATAAATGTTATTTTTTCTCTAGTTACTATTTTTCAATAACTTAAATTAATATCGAGAAGTTGGCCAAATACTGCAGCTGCTTTGGCCAACCTTAGGTAGTTGGTACAAAATGTCAATTAACAACACACTGTACGCAAATGCTGACTCTAATATTATTTTTGATCGTATGGGCTGTGCAGCCCGATAATAGAATACACAGCACAGTAATAATCGAAGCAAACTTAGTTCGCTTACTGTGAAAGATTTTCATGCTAGCCGATCCGGTTAGCAATCCAGCCATAGAAAAACTGTTCCTGCTTTGGATTACGCTCACAGATTTCAATGTAGCGTTGCCCTTGCATAATATTGAGCACTCGCACCAGAACCTTCTCACCTTCTTTCCCACGTTTTGACAAGTATGTTTTAAGGGCACCTAGCGTTGCTGAGCCATAAACACCATCAACCTCTAAATCTGCATATCCAGCTTTACCTTGGTTATTAAGCAAGTTCAAAGCTCGTTGTAAAAGAGGTTTTGCAAATCCGGTACCGCAATTCACACCAGTGTCTAGAAGCTCTTCAGCTACTGCAGAAGAAACAGCATTTACTTGGTCAAATCGCGGAGCTGTCCAGTATTGCTTCTTGTAAATAGCTTTGGCCACATCAAGCGGCAAATCTTTCATATTGCCATTCCAGCCATTTTCACGCGCAACAGCTTGTGTGATGCCATATTTAGTTGCACCACCGCGATCAGCAAGATTATTTACATATCCACCTTCACGCTTAATTAACTCATCAAGATATTGTTCGATGTTCATTTCACTTTCCTTTAGACGTAAAAAAGCCACCCGAAGGTGGCGCAGTTTTTTCAAGTTGGTTCATGCTTTTATAGAAGCAATAATTACATCCAACTTCCACATTAAGATTGGCACGGAAAACAAAAGAATAAATGCAACTATTGTTTGCCATAAGCCATACTTTTCAATAGACACTTTTATAAGCTCCACTATTGGTTTAAAATGCTCCATATAGATTTACTTTCCTCTTACTTTCGTCGGTGGGTGGAATGAAAAACCCCGGTAGTTAGCGCTACTGGGGTTTTGTTTTGGGTATTAAAAAACCCACTCGATGAGTGGGTTTTGTTAAGTTGATTTTATTAGTGACGAATCAGACTACCTGAAATTTCAAGTACTCCCATCAATCGACTTGACTCCATCAGTGGGTGAAACCAACGGTCGCCATAATGTTGATTACCTGTTGTGTAGCTTATGGTTTTTAAATCATCACTAATGATTTCTCTATTAAGAGGTCCTCTTAAATCCATTGTTCGAGTGAGTTTTAGAACTGCAATATTGGTTTTAAACGCATATTCAGCTAAGTAGTGACCTTGTTCATTACTAAGCATGTGTATTGCACGATAGATTTTGCTTGTCACAAAGTTTTGGGAAATAATTGCATCTACCAGATCCTTAACCAAACCCAATGTTTCATTATCAAATAAAGAACCTTGAGCCTTCTTCTCTGCACTACTGTACATCGCAATCAGATGATGAACATATTCCACTGCAACAGGAATCATGTCATATGGGATTTCATCAATATGCTGAACATTGAAACGCTGATGAACTAATTTATAAGCATCGCTGTAATTCAAATGCTTAGTTTTAGCTACAAGAAGATTTACAGCATTGGTTAGGGGTTCACGTTCGGATTTGTGGGTTTTGGCAACTGGTGTGCCAACTTCTTTATCTAAAACATCAAGTACCCATTTGCGGAATTGCTTCGCTACAGCAGTGCGGGCAAACATTGCTATTAAGTGGCAACCGCGTAGTGAGAAAACTCGAACTTTCTTTTTTAAATTTCGTGTTTGTTTCGAGGTCACTGAATCAGTGACCTCGATATTCCCTGATGTCAAGGATTCGATGACTTGAGTCATTGAATCCGTGAATTCATCTTTATTCGAGTTATAAAGATTACTTACAGATTTAACACTTTTATAATCTAACGCCTGCGCCAACTCACCCGCCGTTAGGTAAATTTGGCCATTATCTCGAACAACAGGATTAAATTTCACTTCGTTAAAGCTTAATGCTAAACTAGACATGTCAATTTTTCCTTCTTAGAAAGTTGATAGAAGCCCCTTAGCCGTCCAAAGTTCAGGGGCTTTTTGACATTAAAAATAATGTCATTGACAGTAAGATACTACACCATTAGAATTAGTGTCAAATATTTTTGAGACATTATCATGAGTAGAGAGAAGCAAGATGATTGGAAACGCACACAAGTGCGAATGCCCCAAGATCAATATGATGATGTTGTGAATTATGCAGAACAAAACAACTTATCACTAAATTCTGCAATGCTTGAGCTCATTGACAAGGGACTAACTCAAGAGCAACAAGGTGTTGGAATGGGGCTTCCTCCATACTCCGAATATTTAAAGTCTATTGAAAAAACGGTATCAATTACTGATGACAGCATCGAAAAAATCGCCGAGAAGATTGTTAACCGCCTTAAAAAAGCACCCTAGGGTGCTTTTTTCTATCTTAATATTTCTTTTTCGCAGCATCCAATCCATCTAAGAATGAAACTACCATATCGGAAGGTACTTTGATAATCCGATCTTGTTGACCTTTAAGTTTTAGCTCAAAGCCATTTTTATTTTTTCTTAGAAATGGTTCTGACAATGATACTCCAACTATCTCACTTAATTTACAGTCCATATACCTATTAGAGCAGTCTGCATCTCGATCAATTTTCACAACTTCATGAGTATTTCCATCGGTATCATAGGCAATTTGAATATTCCCCCATTTACCTATGAATGATGTATTCAAATACAATTGACTTGTTAAAAGTTTCTTTGTTGTTGGGTTGTATGTCCCTCGCAGTAACATATTATCGAAATCTTTAGTTTTTATATTAACTATTTTTTCAAAACGATCAAAAATTACAGATGCAGAAGTGTCTTTTTGCTTCAGAGCACTTCCAAATAATTCAATATAGCTCCCCTCATCAGCCTTACTACCATCGGCTTTTAAAAACATAAATTGCGTAGATTCTGGTCTTAAAGTTAAACCTCCACTTAAATAATAAGTTTTACAGTCAGATGTTAATAATTTTGAGGCTAAAGCCCTATCATGCACATACGATTTATTATTAATAACAAATTCTGAATATCTAGTTGGAAGTAATCTCTTTTCATTTGTGCTGGTGAGCACGCCTGTTTCTACTACTTTGAATTTATTATTTTTCAACGATTCATAATTCTTTTCATTGCGTTGAATTCCAGCAAAAATATCCTTATTCGGATCAACAAAAAAAGAGTTAAGCACATATTTTTTTGACATATCTGTTAAAGAAAATTCACTTCCTTGCAATTTCTCATAACCACATTCACTTGCGTGAACGCTTGTTAACCCAAAAAATCCAGCACTCATTAGCCCTGCTGTTATAAATAGTTTCTTCATATCATCACTACAATGTAATACTTAATAAAATAAGAGCACCCATGCCATGAGTGCTCATGTTAATTACCAATCAGCATTAACTTTTTGTTGAGTTTTTATTTTCTCAGCCATTTCATCCGATGATTTATTTAATTCATCCATAATTATTTTAGCTGATGGATAGTCTTCAGTAATAGGTCTATTAGTTTCATTATATCGAACTCCACTAATTACCTGTGCTGGTTTATAGTGAGTAAGATTATCGTAACTCACTTTCATTTTCCCATCTTTTGTATCTACACGCACTGTGAAATCCACTCGATCACCAGCCGTAACAGTCATACAATCAGCAAACCCAGAACAACGGTATGGCATATTACCTTTGCCAATAATTGAACCCGTAGTCTTATCTTCATACTGAATTACTGCATTTGCCGAGCGAAAAGCTGTAGCAAACCATTGACGTGCGCCATCATAAATTTGCCCTTGCTTTAATCCATCTATTTGATAAACCTTTTCAAATTTTACAGGTTCTGATGGTTGCTGAGGTGTGGTAGCACACCCAACTAACCCAAGACCAATTAAAACCGCAGCTAATAATTTTTTCATGAATTCACCGTTTGTTATAAAGTGTACTAACTTTAACAAACTGGTTACTAAATGTCACATAAAGGAAAACCACCCGAAGGTGGTCGTTTCATAATATTGGTTGTCGATAGTTTTTCGTAGTAGTCAGCGGCTTGCAGTGTCAACAGGTAATTTCTCTCTTATACTTGATACTTCTAAACAAAACCTCCCGAAGGCGGCATTAGCTGTTTTCAATGTCTTTTCTGGCTTTCTTAAACTCTTTGATTACTTCAACGATCGTTTTACCTTCCTGTTTATCTATAAAATTAAAGATCCAACGGACTAAAGCCCAACCGGGTAAACCACAAACAAAGAAGAACCCACCTAGAGCAATCATCCCCCATACATCAGTAACCCATTCATGAAGTCCCCACTTCACAATAATGAATGAGCCGCCAGCAAGGCTTGATACAACAGTACAGATCAAACCAACTGCCCACTCTTGTGGTGAGCGAGGCATACGTGTCATCAATACAACTGCTGCCACTAAAGCGACCGCTAAAGTCACCACAATTGCAAACCCATAAAATTTTAATAATGCTGTAAAACCGCTAGTAGAAACTGGTTCCATTTATTTCTCCAGATATTTTTAGACAATAAAAAAGCACCCGAATTGGGTGCTCATAGTTCTCTTAAGGTTTAAAGGGTTTGTAAGATTTTCCCTCCGTTAATCAATTGAGTTGTTAGAGGTGCCACCCCAACAATTGCAGGTCCACCCGGTCCCGGCTGACCTTCAGTTGTGCCATGGTATTTCCAGTTCCATGTTCCATCATTGGTAGATTTGGTGCCGCGCTGGCCCCAGTTTCCACCATCACCTGATAATGGAGACCCATAACGGTCATTTTGGGTTCGGTAACCTTTACCGGGTACCGAAGCTTCAGCATCAGTGATTTTCATAACCAATAAATAACCCTCCAGATAGAGGCGATAATCTTGTGAGTCATTTGAAATCGGCTGTCCAGTCATGACCCGACCAAATGGTGCTCCAGCACCACCGGGTATACCTTGGACTCCATATGTTAACTCAGTGTAAATACCGCTTGGTGTTGCGCCGCCACCAGATCCGCCTCGAGCCAGAGTTCCACCATCAATAATCAGATTTAGTTTACTGTGCCGGTTCAACAAACCGGGTGCTCCCTGATACCCATCACGGCGGGTTTTGGTAAAGTTATAATCCGGATCGGTAGACCATGCACCAAATGCCAAATGTGGCAATCCTCCATCACCACCACGTCCAACAACAGCACCTTTAATCGTCAGATTTACCACCAGATCGGGCGGGAACTCCCCTGTATCTATCGCCGGTAATTCTGAGGCAGCTGGAACGATATACTCTCGTTTTGCAGGACTAGACTTATAGTCGAATTTATAGACAAATCTGGTTTCCGGTCGATAAGAACTTGAACTTGAAACCAGTGCACCTGCTTCAACTACAAAACTGATTTCGCCAGTCGTTGGTAAATCACCTCTTTGCATCTGATACAAACGTGCAAGATTAATATCAAGCTGGTCATATCGAATGTAGATTGGTGAATCATCTACTGGCACATCAATAAAGTCCTTGTCATTGAGGTAATAACGTTCATCGTAATTAATTGCAGTAATGGTATTAGAGAACTGGTCAGCTGGTTCTCTTTTTGCAACCAGATAAGGCAGTGAGCCTTTGGTATCGTCATTAACCACCGTATAGATAGTATTCACAAAATCATCAGGACTAAGCTTTAAGGCCCCGTTCGGTAAACGGCCTAAAACCACCTTGTTCTTGGCTGAACCCGGCGTAACGGGAATCAGGTCCACGGTACCATCCCCCATTTGCAAATAAATCACATAGCTCTTGCCTGCAATGAAATCTACATCATGGCTTAAGGTGAGGATTAAACCCTCTTGCTGTACCACTTCCCCGCTTTGATGAATACCATTGCGATAATCAGCTACAGCGATCCGGTCACGTAAAACCAGTAATTCTGATTCAGGTGCTGCATCAAAGGTAATGGATTTACGCTGGAACCGAAGCTTGTTCCAGAGCCGGTACGCATTGAAATGAGCTTGCCACTTGTTCCGTACACCAACAGATTTCACTTCTTTCGGGTTCTTTGCTCCTTTGTCCGGCAAATAGATATTGATACGGCTATCGTCGGCCGGATCCGTGTATTCATAGATCAGTCCATCGTAGTCATCCATCACGCCAAAGGTAAGATCATGCTTGTAACTATCAGGAATGATATTCCTGAAGTTAAATAGCATTACCGAGTTGTCAGTTGGACGTTCAAAATAAAGCTTGAGCTTATTATTTTGACGATATGCAGTACAAAACACGGCATCACAAAGATTGGTGACCAGCTCTTCAAAAGATAGGTTTGTATCATCAATCGTAGTACAGAACTCAGCCGCAAGTGGTGTACCAAAATAATCAACTACATCGTTATAAGTCCGATAGATATTTTCCAGATCTATTTCGTCGATCGTACGGCGGCCTATCTTGTCATCCAGTGCCATTGAAACCAATGCATCAGCAAAGCTTGATGTTGGAAATAGCTCTGTCGTCATAGCCCCATTTTTATAGGTCGGCAACATCCGCTGCAGATCAAAATTAATCTTGCGTGACTTAACAGATAAAGCTCCAGTGGTTGCATAAGTACGTGCACGAAAAACTGTTTCATGTTCATACATTGTGCTTTGCAAAGGATAAGCACCGTAAAGCGCCTGCCACTTTACTTCATCTACTACCGTTGTAACCGCTGGTGTTGGAGTTAAACGGCGTGCACGGACACTACAGCGACCCTGAAATGTCACCATATCCAGCGTTGCACCAACTGTCTGACGTGACTTTGCCGAACCCTTTAGAATGATCTGCTTTAGCATTGGATTACCAATGGCTGCACCCGATTCATTTACCGGCGTTACTTCTACTTCAATCGTGACGTTTACAGCTCCCTGATTTCCACCTGAAGAAACTGTGTAAAGTCCATTGGTGGCCACAAAGTTACATAGCACTCGGCTACGTTCAATATTGTCTAGAATGAATGGCCCAATCCACTTCTCGCCAATAGATGAAAGCTTTGGAGATAAAGCACCAGTTTGCTGATTTGATAATTCCTTTAGCTTTAGCCAATTGGGGTTTACCGCAGCCGGATTAGACAATGCCATACGGTCATCAGCTACCGATAGAACGCTATATGTACCATTTAAATCATAAGTCTGGCCGTTGTAAGTAAACGAAGCATTTGTGATTTCTACCCGGTCATTACTAACAAATTTAGTTGTTAAATCAGTATTGTTTGCAGATGCTCGCAGGATCTCGTTTGGATATGCAAAATGAAGGTAGTTCGCACCTTCTAAAGACTGTGTATCTGCTGGACGGAGAACTTGGCCATTAACAGAGGTTTGATGCTGAACCGTTAAGGGTGGAGTTGTAATTTCGGTACCAAGCGAGAAATATGGCTCACCCGAGACAATATCGACACCCGGTCGAAAGACTTCTACCGATGCGCCGGCAATATCAACAATGTTGGTTTCACCGTCATATGCACCGTTAATTTTATAGTGACCACGACCAATACAACCAACAACATGCTCTACTTCGACATTGTTTTCATATACCTTGTAAGGCACAGTAATCAGATCAGGGGTATCGTGAGCGGCACCATAAATATCTGCGATACGACCATTTACGCGAGTTTTATTTTCACGGTTTGATAATTCGTTATTTGCAGACGAGGATTGATTGTTATTCTGGTTGGTTTGGGTAATTGAGGGCACAGGCATTAATAATGCAACAGCCACACCCATAACTATAGAAGCAACCACTATCCAAGCTAGAGTTATGGGGTCCATACCCTTGGGATTCTCAATTACAATGAAAGTGCCTGGTAAGAAATCGAGCTGCTTTAATTCATATGCATTCTTCGGCGTGACTTCATTCGCAAATGAAATTTCCGCATGATCCATATTGCTTGTGGTATGAAAAATACGGACATGCTCAGGCATATGGTCATATTTTGAAGTAAGCCATTGACCCAAAGTTTCGGCGTGTTCAATTGTTTTGTCTTCGGATAAAGGGTCTTGTTTATAAATAATCTTAATCATAGAAACTCACACGATTAAATCCAAATGCTTGAACGACTTGAATTGGCATCCATGAAACGCCTGATTCCTGCAAATGCAAAATACGCCCCAAACGAAAAAGCCCCACATGTGGGGGCTTGTTTCGGTATCTAGAGTGAAAGGCGACTATGCAGCCTTCCTTAGGCATAGGCAATGGATTTAGTAACTTCAATCTTGATGGCAGAAATACCTTCTCTTTGACGGGCTTCATAAAAAACTCAAGCGCCTCTCCTCGATCAATATCATATAGATCCATTGCAGCTTCATGCGCGAAGTGAACACAGTTGTAGTATTCCTCGTCATATTGCTTATCGAGCAAATGATCGTGACTCTTCATATAGCCCCCTTCAAACCACTAAAACGATCCAGTGCAAAGATATCTCCAGTCTTCGCAGTATTTAATCTTGGTGATTCAGCCTTGAATGTCACAGCTTTATGATTCATGGCAACACTGGAGAGTTGTAGACCTAGTAGATAAAACATTGGTGTATTCAAGTTATCTGAACTATAAAGGCGGTAATTTACGGTCGGCTTTACATTAGAATATTGCCCCTCAATTACCCGTTCAAACTCATCCGGCAAAATATCACCAAGCCCAGATATTGAAACGGTCAAAGTCTGGTCCAGATCACCGAGCATTCCGGATCTTTGAATTGTCATTGGTAGGTATTCGTAAAATACTTGCCCCGCGCCTTCATTGTGCTGAACATACACTCCACGGTCATCATTACGTACCACCCGGTAAGTATTCATAAAAGAAGGGTGTGAGAGTTCAATACATTCCAGTTGATAAACATCTACTTTTCGATTGAAAAAGAATTTGGCATATTCGTTATCCATTAGACCTCCCAATCTTTGATAAGTGCCTGATCAGCGATAAGGTTAGGCTGGTTTTGAACAACTTCGAGCTGTGCATTTACCCGGTAAAGGTTGCCATTCACTTCATTGGTCTTGAACGAGTTTGGAATGAAATTGCATAGATATTGCTGACGTGTTCCCTGATCAATGACCAGATCCGCATAGAATGAGGCTGGCTTATTCTGGTAGACCCGCCAGAAAGCCATCATTTTATTAAAATCGGATTTACTTAAATTCCAGTTCACATCGACAATATGACTATTACGTTTTACATCGATGTAATAGCGACCACGACCGCCATCCATCTGCTGACGTTTCACATCATCACCCGGTGTTACGCCATAGCCGCTGGTCTGAGGATTTAGCTTTAACTTGTACATAACTTTCCTTCAGGCAATAAAAAACCGACCTTTAATTAGGTCGGTTTCTATGATTTTAACGCTAGTATTATGGTATCTAACTTCCATATTAAGATGGGGATGGAGATCATTAATACTGATTTACCTACATCCCACCAAGTATATTTATCATTCATCGAACTACCTCTATCAACTTTGCAAAAGCATTAATAATGTTCGAAAACTGCCAAAGAAAAATTCCCAATAAGATAGATCCTGTTACTTTTACAAAACCATATTTTTCCATAGTTGCCTCTACATATTTTAAAATCACTGCTATAATTTCAGGCATAGTAATACTTCTCCTTAACTTTGCTCGGTTGAGTTGAATTGAAAACCTCAGTGCGCCAACACTGGGGTTTTTGCTTTTTTAAGTGCCCTTATTGTTTCATTTCAAAAAAATGTCATTTATTCATTTTTCCTACTATGGAAAACATAGGCATAAAAAAACCACCCGAAGGTGGTCCTTTCATAATATTGGCTGTCAATAGGCTTTAGAAGAGACTAGGAGTTGACACTGTCAACAGCTCTTCTCTCTTATACCGGCATCTTTAAACGGTTTTACTTACACTCCATTAACATTACTCTCCTTATACCTGTAACTTTAAAACTATCGATTCCGTCTTGCTGTCGTATTCTCAGTCAAAGACCGACTAATAGTTGAGTTTGGATTACCGATTTGATCACTAACAAGCTTCGGTACCGTTCTTGGAAGCTGCTTATCCATTTCATCTTTAACAATGATCCGGACTGTTTGCTCATCCAGTTGTTCGGCTTCAACTGTCGCCCCACTCACCTGATTAATCACTTCAATTTTGAAATTGATTATCGATGAAGCTGGCTCAATTGAAGGCTTAATCTCAGCTTGAGGGCGTGAAGCACGTCCTGAAGTAAAGTCCTGAACATCATCCAGATTTGAGCGATCCAGAACTAAACCATTGGATGAGAAATAGACTTTACCGTCATGGAACAGGTCAGAATTTGCCGAAGAAGCTAACTTAGGTGTGTCTCTATTACCCTTATAAATAATCTGAGTATCTTGAACCGGTTGATTAAAGATATCAGATTGCTTTTGGCTTTCTATAAAGGCATTAGAGCTCATCATTGCACGGCGCATGACACTATCAGCTGAAGCATTGTTATTGAGAAAAGCTTCAGGGTTTGCACTCTTACGCATTCTCTCAACTAAACCAACACCACCCCAACGTTTAATGTCTTCTTGGGACCATACAATCTCGCCTTTGTGCACAGCTCCAGCAACTTCATATTTCCCACCTCGACCAGTGTAGCCACCTTCAGCAAAGCCTTGATCTTTGATTGCCCGGATGTTTGCAATGATGCTTGCACCTTGTGCAATAGCACTTGCAATTAATGGGATATTTGCTGGAAAACCAACACTAGCCGCCTTTGCAATACTTTGCTGAATAGAAATACCTGCAGCTGCAATGGCATAAGCTTTATCAGCAGCAAACATGATCTTGTATGCTTTTGATTGCTCGCCAAACATTGAACCAAACATCGATGTGAGTGAACCCATCATTTGGCCACCAAATGCAATTTGAGTGTTCAAGCGATCTTGTTGATACTTATCTTCAATATCCTGAGCATTCTTTGCATATTCAGCAGCAATCTGATTACGTTGATCTTGAGCAGCTTGAATGATAGCTGTTTTCTGGTTTTCGTAATCCTGCTGCTTAATTAGTCCAGCTTCGAATTGAGCATTCAAACCATCTAAAGAGTTTTGCTCATTCAGGTCGGTAGCAGCAAATTGACTATCTGCTAAATCATTTGCAGCATTTAAACGGCTAAATCGTTCCTGATCCTGTCTGAAAAATTCTCCGGTACCATTCATATCGGCTTGGATATTACCCCAGTTTTGAGCAGCATTATTCACTTTATCGCGTGTCTCTTTATCCTGATTGGCTTTAGATAATGCGATTAGCTTTTGCCGCTCTTCTATAGAAAGCTTGGTATTCTTAAGAATTTCCTCCCGTTCGAGTCTGTACCTCTCCTGCATGGCTTGGGTTTCAGAAAGCAATGATAAACGTGCCTGAAATAAACGCTGTTCCTGAGCTAGTTTTAATAACCCTAACTCTTGCTGTTTTTGCTGTTCCAGCAATTCAACGGCTTGCTTCTGCTCAGACTTACTTAATTCAATGTCATGAGCTGCATTGAACTTTTTACGGTTAAAGCTCTCCTCAAGTAACTGCTCCTCGGTTTTCTGGAACTCCTTATAGTCTTCCAGTTTGCTTCTAATTGCTTGTTTGGCAATAGCCACATCATTATCAGCACGGCGCTGTAATTCTGCCTTAATTTCAGCTGTTCGTTCTGGTGAGAACCCAGCCTTATCAACATCTTCCAATCTAACTTGTAAATTATTCTGGATGCGCTGAACTTCAGTGGCTACTTCATTTTCTAGTGAACGCTGAGCATCTAGTTGACGTTCTAGTTGAGACTGAATGTCACCAGCTGCCTTATCACTGCCCTTACTCGCACCGCCTTTCACCTTGCTCTGCATCTTGGGAGATTGATGTAGAAGCTTAAGAGACACTCCATCCTCAAAGATCACTTCACTGACATAACCACCTCCCTTGCTGTCATACCATGTCTTGATATCTTTCACAGCAACATTGGTCGTGATTGGTGTTCCTTCAGGCATTGAAAAATCAATACCTTTATGAAATGAAGAAGCCCCTTTAGTTGGGGCTTTTCGTGGACCATAATTAGAACTGATCTTGTAGGAAGTTAAAGGTTTTCCTCCCGCCTGTAATCGAGCCAGATGTTCATTAGAAACTTTCTGACCTGACAATGAGCCACCATATCGGACGTCAAGATGTGGACCAGTACCAATACCGGATTGACCGGAAATACCGACCAAGCGTTTAGTAAGTTTTGCTTGTTTTTCAATTTCCTGCGTCTGCTTTCTTTTAGCTTCAGTTAATTTATCTTCTCGCTCCTGTTGTTCTTCGATGATCTTGAGATTTCTAAGTGCGCTATCAATTTCATCTTTAGACAAAATTGCACTCATTCCTTTAGCTTTTTGCAGTTCTAAAATGGCATTAGCTTGAGCAACAGTGTAACCTTTATCAAGCCAACCTGATTTATAGATTGAATCAATAACGCTATCTTTTTGCTTGGCTTGATAATCTTGCAAAGCCTTAGTTGCCTTTTCTGCTTCAGTAGCAGTATTTCCTAAAGCATCCGCTTGTTTTTGATGCTGAATTGCCGCATTTTGTGCTTCATTACCTCCAAGTTTCACTTCAACTCTTAATAATTTAAGTTTCTCAGCTGATAAACTTGCTTTAGATGCATTGTCATCATACTGCGCAGCCTGTTTTTTCAGATTTTCATATAGATCTGTAGGCAACTTAATTTTATTTAGACGTTCAATGGCTTCTGTATAGCTGATAGTTCCAGTTCTCGCTTCTTGGGAAATTTTTTCAACCTCCCTATTTCCTCGTGCATAGTTCTCGATATCAATTAATGCAGACCCTACAGCACGCGATGATTTCTCTAATGCTTTATTTTGTGCATTAAAAGCAGTAGTTAAATCATTAACTGCTTTAGCCTTATCATTGCCAGTTAATTTTTTTAACTCCTCATCAGCTTTCTCAGCAACTTTAGCTTGTTCAGCAAGCTTTTGCTTTGCCTCCTCTGCCTTATTATTAAAATAAGAATAGGCTGCCGCTAATCCCATTACTCCTAATGTTGCAACTCCAGCCCACCCACCAATTAATCCAAACGCCCCTTTAGCTAGTCTCCCTGCAATTGAAGTTGCAGTATTTAGCTTAATTTGAGCTGCTGTTTGTGCATTTGTAGCAGCAGTTACTGCTGCCTGTGCTTGTGCGTATCGAGTTGCTGCCGCTGTTGCGCCAAATTTAGCTTGGGTTTCTGCATTTGTTGCTCGCACATTCGCGAGATGAGCTTTTGCTGCATTCAAAGCAGCGGTAGCTTCTGCATATTCTGCTTGAGCATTTAATACAGATGCTTGGCGGCTCGCTAAAGTTGAAGCCATTCCCTCTTTAATAGCAGCGCTCTTCATCAAAATTGCACGAGTGATATATCCAATACCAACTACTAAAGCCCCATCAGCAATTAAATCTAAATTACTTGCAAGAGTTTGAACTGATCCAGCTAATACCTGTGCCGCACCACTTCCCTTACCTGCTTCGCCAACAAATTTTGTGATCTCGTTGTTTAGGAGTGTGAGAGACTGCCCGATTGTGATATCTGTTTTAGCAAAAAGAGCATCAACATCAGATTCTACATTTCTAAGCGCTTTTACAATTTCTTGTGAAGTAATTTTTCCTTCAGCTGCAACAGATCGCAACTCTCCTACGGTGATCCCCATGCCTTGAGCAATAGCCTTTGCTAATGCCGGGGTTTGCTCCATTACAGAATTAAGCTCTTCACCACGCAATGTACCACTTGCTAACGCTTGTCCAAATTGGACTAAAGCTGCATCTGCTGCTGCTGCACTTGCACCACTTATTGCTACAGCTTTTGATACTGTTTCAGTTAAACGTGCTGTGTCATCCATCGTAAGGTTTAGTGTTTTAGCATTGTCACTAAAGCGTTGGTAAACCTGTAAAACTGAATCCCAAGCTGAATAGGTTTTTTGAGCAATCCGGAAGGTATCTTCTGTTGCCTTGTTTAACTCAACTTGGTTGTTAGTTACTAATTTGAGACGGTTTTGGAGTCCTGTATAAGTGTCCATCTTAGAAATGGCAGCACTTACAGTAACCAATCCAGCCATATAACCTGCAAGTTGACGTGTAGCAACAGATAATGCATCCATTGATTTGGTGGCAAAGTCACCTTTACGCTCAATGCTATCCAATTCATTGCCTAGATTCCGCGCATTACGCTCTGCATTTTTAGCATCAATTACAATGACGAGACGTGATTCTTGTGCCATCTTACTTTCCTCTAGGCAATAAAAAGCCCACTCAATGAGTGGGTTGTTAAGGTTGATTTTTGGGTTAGTGTTTTTGCTTAAGATGCGCTCTTGTTCTCGTGATATCTCAATATGCTGGCAACCTTTTGGAACAGATAGCCCACTAAGAATCCATTTAAGATTATCCCGATACCTGTAATAACCATGATTCCTGACCATACGGTCTCGGTGCCATAATAAGTTCTTGGAACTTCAACTCGGCCAAACACAAGTATAAAAATAAATCCAGATATAATACCTAGAACAATTAACCCCCATCCGATGGCATTGCAAACTTCACTTTCTTTCATTGTTTGATATTGTGGTGTGCTCATGCTGTATCTCTTCTTTAATTACCAATTCGAATTTACTTTCTGCTGAGTTTTAATCTTTTCAGCCATATCATCCGATAGAGTATTAATCTTACTAATAATCAGTGGTGTGGACTTCCTACTTTCAGTTATAGGGTAATTTTGTGCAGGCATCATTATTCCAGCACTCATGTGCGATGGAGCGCTATAGGTTAAACCATCATAACCCACGCGCATTTTCCCATCCTTAGTGTCCACTCTTACAGTAAAATCAACACGTTCGTTTCCTGTCATTGCCAAGCACTCCATGCCCGAACAAGGATATCGCATATTGCCCTTTCCAATGATAGTGCCTGATGCCTTATCTTCATATTGAATTACTGCGTTAGCAGAAGCAAAAGCTACAGCGAACCATTGTCTAGCGCCATCATAAATCTGTGCTTGGTTTAATCCATCAATTTGATAAACCTTTTCAAATTTTACAGGCTCTGAGGGTTGTTGGGGAGTTGTCGCACACCCCGCTAAGCCCAATCCAAGAAATCCCGCTAATAAAATCTTTTTCATAATGTAATCCATTTGTTATTAATCTCACACAATTTAACAAATGGACAAAATAATGTCATCAAGAACTTAAAAAGGAAGATTCTCTACTAGTCCATGTGGTCAAGCCAAAATACATCCTCAAAATTTTTACATACACCTACTTTTTTGAGTTCTTTATATATAAGTAAGGCTGTATCGATCTTGACAGAATGTCCCTGCTCGGCTCTTGTCACATAGTTTGATAGAACTCTGCTACCGCTAACAAAACCACACCGCTTTGATAGCTCATAAACCGTTAAGCCTGCCTTTTCACGTAAACAGGCAACATTATTCTTTACTTCCATTGCTGCACCACAAGTTGAATTTTAGAACATTGTAGCACAATAAAAGATAATTACTATTTTTTGTGATAGCACAATAAAAAGAATTGACACAACAAAAGATATTAAATAAGATGACTCCATCAAGGCAAAAAGCCCTGAAAAAGAAAACCCCTTGCAGACGTCGAAATCAGGCAAGGGGTTTATGTCTAAACCAATGGAGATTTAAGACATGTCTAATATAGCACAAATCAACGATACCAAAATATCAATTGTTAACTTCAAATCTGTTCCAGTTGTTACTACAGCAATGCTTGCTGATTTCTATGGAACCGATACAGACAACATCAAACAAAACTATTCTCGAAATAAAGAGCGGTTTGTAGAAGGTAAACACTTCTTCAAAATTATTGGTGAAGAATTGAAAAAATTTGTAGGTGACTTAAAGTCACTTGCAAATTTCCCTGCAATTTCAAATAAAACTCGATCCCTTATCTTATGGACAGAACGCGGTGCTGCACGTCATGCCAAGATGTTAGACACAGACCAAGCATGGGAAGTTTTCGAGCAACTTGAGGATTGCTATTTTGTCCGTAAAGAGATTTTAGCCAAAACCCACAAATCAGAACGTGAACCCCTAACCAATGCTGTAAATCTTCTTGTAGCTAAAACTAAGCATTTGAATTACAGCGATGCTTATAAATTAGTTCATCAGCGTTTCAATGTTCAGCATATTGATGAAATCCCATATGACATGATTCCTGTTGCAGTGGAATATGTTCATCATCTGATTGCGATGTACAGTAGTGCAGAGAAGAAGGCTCAAGGTTCTTTGTTTGATAATGAAACATTGGGTTTGGTTAAGGATCTGGTAGATGCAATTATTTCCCAAAACTTTGTGACAAGCAAAATCTATCGTGCAATACACATGCTTAGTAATGAACAAGGTCACTACTTAGCTGAATATGCGTTTAAAACCAATATTGCAGTTCTAAAACTCACTCGAACAATGGATTTAAGAGGACCTCTTAATAGAAAAATCATTAGTGATGATTTAAAAACCATAAGCTACACAACAGGTAATCAACATTATGGCGACCGTTGGTTTCACCCACTGATGGAGTCAAGTCGATTGATGGAAGTACTTGAAATTTCAGGTAGTCTGATTCGTCACTAATAAAATCAACTTAACAAAACCCACTCAAATGAGTGGGTTCTGTTTAAAAATAATTACTAAGCTGGGCAGTTAAACCAGTTCGGTCGTGCTAGAAATCTTTGTCCATTAGACATGGCTATCACCGAACAGTCTGCATCGATCAACGGCTCATTTTGTAGGTTCCTGAAATCCAACAATCTAGCAATATCTCGTGCTGCTTCATTCGCTTTCACTACTAAGTGTGAGTAATACGCGAACTTCTTCACATCAAGCATTTTTACAGCCAGCAGAACTGGAACGATTTCATCATTTTCTATGATGACTGCTTCAGTAAGTTTGCGAACCAGCTCATAGGCGTCTTTATCAAATAAAGGATCTTGAGGTTTCTTTTCCTCTGGCTTTGCCCTTAAATCCATAACTTCTAAATAATGCTTAGCATCCTCAAAGTGAATAGCTCGTAATTCTCGGTAACTTGCTGAGTATTTAAAGTGGTTTTTTAAACGACTCCACATTTGCACAATCAAATTTTTATTACCTTTTGCTCTTGTATGAACAATGTTATAAAGAATGCCAGCTTGTTCTGGTGAGATAGTTTGTTTTCCATTAAGCAACCACTCCATCACAAGTGAATCGTAAGCTCGGATAACCATCAAGTGGAATTTGGGACTAATCCACATTGCATATGCGTAAACAATTTCCTTAACTACATATGTTCCTCTGTTGTCACCACCATTGACTACTTTTACAGCACTCCTCATATTTGAGGAGTGGTCATTATCTGAACTCTGCAAATTTGCAGAGTGGTCAATTTCATTTATTAACTCTTTAATTTGCTCAGTTCTTAAAAAGTTAGATGGCTGGTGTTTCTTTTCACCACCACTTGCTTTATGAAGGTCACCCAACATAAAACGGCCTTCTTCATCTTGGCGAATGGTAAAATCACCAATAACTAATGGCTTATTATTTGGATTTAAAAAGTTTTGTGTTAAATTAGACATGTTGTCTTTCCTGTAGATTGCGACTTCAATCAAGCCCTGTCCGCCAAGATCACGGGCTTTTTTGTTGTCTATTGATTTCATGCTTTCGCACCTTCAATTTCTTTACGCATATTCTTAATCGCTTGATTAATTACATAATTAACCGGTCTTTCATTTTCCTCTGCTACTTTCTTTAACCATTCATGAAGCTCGTGTTCAATTCGCAAGTTAAACTGCATCTTGCGTTGTGGTTTCGATAACACTCCCATTTTATACTCCTATCAATCGGGTATGATTAAATATAGAATTAATCGGGTAGTATTGTCAATACCCGAATAATAGAATTAATATCTATGTTAAATTTGCGGTATATGGTTTATTTCCATGAGTAAAAATGGTGGTCATCTCACAGTCCAGTACAATCTACGCTGGTCAGAAGAACTGAGAGACAAAATCGCTGACGAAGCTAAGAAAAATACTCGTTCGATGAATCAAGAGATTATTGCTCGTTTAGAACACAGTTTTCGGTCTGAGTCAGCATCAAAACCATTCCTTTCTTTTGATAAAGATACCTCACATCTGGTTATTGGAGATGCTGAGGAGCGTAAACGCCTAGCCCAAATAGCTGCTAAAGCTGTTTTTGATGCTTTAGGACAAAGCCTAGATCAAGATGATGATGAAAAAAAAGCACCCTAGGGTGCTTTTTTAATTACGATAGCAACCAAATCAACCCGATCAACAATGCTACACCCACCATTAATCCTATTATCCATTCAGATGCTGGATAGCTAAGAATCAAATTATTATCTTTTTTCGAATCAATAACTTTAGTTGGATACTTGGGTTCAGGGTGGCTTGGTTTGACTGTTTTAACTGACTTATTGCTCGGCGGTGGTGGAATGCCTATATGCTCTTTACTGCGAGCAATAGATCTTTGCTTCAAAAAGTTATCATTTACCTTTTTAATTTCCTGTTCGCTTAAATTCCCCTCTTTTGAAGCTACTTCATCATCATCGGGAGACAGAGGGAAGTAGATTTCAACTAAATCTCGAACAGAAATATAGTCACTATTAGGTAGAGCCTTAAGTAATGATAAAAATCTTTTAAACGGCTGTTTTTTATAGGCCCTATTGTAATAAGCCTCTAATTTTTTCTCTAATGTAATAATTGGTCGATTTGCTGTATAAGCCACCTTATAAGTGTAAGATATATTGCTTAAAGCATTCTTATGCTTGCCCTCTAGTCTTAAGACATTTGCCATATCTTCATGTGGTGAGGAGTCTAGAACCAGTGTTTCTGTTTTAGAAAAACCCATCTTACTAGCATGCTTTAAATAGGAATTTTTTTGATCGTTTAAATGTTTCCACGCATCGTCAAAACGCCTTTCTTTAATAGCAATCTGTGCGAGTTTCTTGCTATTAGCGGCTTGCCCCAGATAGTCATCCAATATCATATCTATTCAGCCAATTAAATATACTATGTGATTTAAATAAGTTAGTTTTATCAAATAACTACTACTATTTAAAAAGGCAGCCTAGGGCGCCATGTGATTTGTTTACTTGCAGACTTTTGACCAGACTTCGTTAAAGGTCGTTTGATCTACTTGAGAAGTTTCATTTTCAATTATTGTAAGATCAGGTGTTCCAATAAAACGAACAAAACCTGTATATGCTCCAAAGCTATTTTTTGAATTTACTTCGCCACACATACCATTCATATTTCTAAATTCAGCAGAACCAGGGTCCTTTAATAAGGCCTTCACTGACTCTTGAGCCTTCATTTCTTTGAATGCATTAAGTTCTTGTGCGGTTGGTTCTTTCTTACCACACCCCACCAACCCAAGACCAATTAAACCCGCAGCCAATATTTTTTTCATGAATTTCACCGTTTGTTATAAAGTGTACTAACTTTAACAAACTGGTTACTAAATGTCACATAAAGCAAAACCACCCGAAGGTGGTTTCTATCAAATAAAACTAACTAAGCTATTTCACAATTGGTTTGATGCCATGAATGGTTATTTCCATATGAAAAACTAATTTCACTTGGTACTAAAGTTCGTTCCTGATGATTTAATGACTCAATCATACTTCTTAGTTTGCCATCACCTTGAACATGCTCTTTATATAATGCACGAAGTAATAGCTCAGTAGGTTTACCAATTAAACCGCGATCAGCTTCCCAATGTCTAATACTAGTCTCACTGACTCCTAAAAGCCCAGCAAGATTCTTCTGTGACAAGTTTAGTTCTTTACGTAAAAAACGAATTTCCTCACCATTCAAGTCAGGCTTTTGCGTAATTAAGAACAACCCAATGGCATTATGAAGCTCATGAACAGATTCAATAGATACGAGTTCACCATAGTCTTCATCATTTTCAATTGTAAATCCATTGCGCAGCCAAATATTGCTCAGACCGCATTCTTCATAGTGATACATAATTTAGCCTACTCTCTAAATGTAGTGACTACTACTGAGAATTCACCGTTCTCGCTCTGCTTGATTGCAACAGCTGTTGTTATGTATTCGCCTGCAGTGCGAACAGAAACATTTAACTGGCAATCACCACGAGTATTTGGGTACGGCCCCTCAGTAATATCTCCATGCTCAAAACAGCAAATAATTTGCTTCATAGAGATACAGCGTTCTTTCATTCTTTCTTTTGCATGTGCAGTTAACTTGATTTTGCTAGTATCTCTAGCAAATGCTCTAAGTTTTTGTTTAGCTTCAGTTAATGTTAAACACATACAAGCAAACACCAAGGTTCTTGGAAAGAGTAAAAGAATGCTGAACCGTCAAATATTGACGGTAAGGTGATTATTCATCATTTGATAATCACGCGCAACACCTTAAAGGTAATTTTCTGTCAATCCAGATCAAGTATTTTGTAACATCGACTGCGTTATTTTGAGTCGCGTTTAAGAGCAACTGCTTAATTGTTTGACGTTTTGACCAAATTAGGCTTTTCAGTCCCTGGCAATACCTAATTTGGTCACTTACCTTTGCTTTTGGTTGATATCTTCTTATGGCACTCCTCCAAAAACAAATTATCCAACGCAAAAATACAGTCATTAAAAATATGAGCAGCCACTGGCAAATCATTATGCTCAGCATAGACATTGATAGCCTGCTGATCTAAAGATAACGGTATGCTTTGCTCATAACGTCTGGATCGACATATAGTGCTAAATGCCGAAAGAATTGAATCAGCCGCATACGAATATTCTGGCGGATCCGGAATACGGCCGCCTAAGAACTTGATTTGCTCGATTTCGTGCGGCGTTTTCGACGCATACGTTTTTTGGTATTTGTAGAGCTCCATGACTTTCCCAGAATTAAAGCCTTATCCTTGTCTGCGTCTTCCTGAATCTTCTGGGCCTGTTCTTTAATGAATAGCCAGATTGAAATACCAATATCACCAAGATTAAGAAGCTTTGAGGCATTCTCAGGTGTATATGGCTTTTCGGACTCAACAGTTTTACCGTCTACGATTTCGGCAAATACCACACCTTTCCAGTCTTCGATTAAGTGGGCCGCGCATGCATCCATTAAAAGCTCGTGGTAAAGCTTGGCATCTTCATCTTTGACCATCACATCATAGCCTTTAGACGAGATCTGGTTTCCTGCCCGTTCAATAGCTACCTGAAAAGGCTTATAAGCGATACCACGGACTTTGAACTCAGCCTGTACATCGCCATCAGCACCCTTGTATTCACACCATTTTGATACGTCTGAGCTTTTAATAATTCCGACTTTTAAAGCCATAGCAACCTCTAATTTTTAGAAATAAAAAAGCCCATGGGATTCCATAGGCTTTGTTACTGAATGAGCTGATTAAACAAGAGCACGCACAATCGTTGGCGCTGTACGGACTTGGGCAAAGTTGATGTCTACAGTAATAATGTCGTCACCACCGCCATCTGGGTGATTGGCTTCCATGACTTCCAGTTGTGGGAAGTTAAATGAATATTTACTTCCTTTGCTGTCTCTGATGTCGAAGGTCAGTGTAAACACATCACGGGTTTTGATTGCATCAATCCAACCAGCAGCTGTGGCCGAGAACATGAATGAAGCATTCGCTTCGATATCCATCATCTTCTCTAAATAAAACTCTGGAGTGTATTTACCAGATCCGATACAACGGATTGCTTCAAGGTTATTGTTAATAGAAATGGTCAAAGACTGTAGACACGCTTTACCTTGAATTGACTGGCCGTTTACAAGCAAGTTTTCCACGTTCGGCATACTGACAAGCGGACGAGTCGAAGCTGCAACCGGATTCACTACAGGGTTCGTTTGCTGACGAGTAAACGAGCTACCTACAAGACCAAAGTTACCAGTGATTTTCCCCGTGGTCTGGATAGTAATTTCACCAGAATTAACCTGTACTCCACGATAAATAAAGACTTGGCCAATATCTTCAAAAACTTTAACCAGCGTTAATGACTTACGTACATTACCGCCAATGGTTAAGCTATTCGTTGCCCAGTTATTAAAAGCTAATGCACTTAGGAATAAATCAAATGTTCCAAGTGATAATTCAAACTCTAACTGACCTGCTACTTCTGCTTCAGTAACTACCCCACCTTGTCGAAAACGTGAATCAACCACTTCACTGCTTTCTTCAGTAGAAACATTTTCAGATAAACCATCACTTACACGGCGAACTGTGTACCAGATCGGGTTTGCTGGAGTTGTTCCTAAAACTGCTTCTTCACAAGCATATAATCGAATTTTTGCGCCTGAACTCATTTATGGTTCTCCAAAATTTAGGCAATAAAAAACCCACTTTTTAAGCGGGTTATTAAAGTGTTTCGTCTGTGTCTGAGATTTCTGGCGGTTCTACCCCAACCATTGCAGCAGCTACAGCTTCAGATAAATTATTGGGCTGGAAATCAACAGGTGTTTCAGTTTGAAAAATTTCAGGCTCTGGTTCAGGTTCTTCATGCAAGCGAATATCAATCCAGCGACCTTCTGGAATATCTATAGGTAATTCCAAGTCTGCAACAACTGCAGCAAGTTCAAAATCAAACTTACGTTTATAAGTCTTAATAGATAGATCACCGTTTTCCAATGTGTCATACACCACAGCTACGATCGTGTTTCCATTTGCGTCTTTGGGTACTTCGATGTACCAACCTTCTTGGGCAAAGCCTAAAGAGCCTTTAAGTAAATAATCGCCTACATCAACTTTCTTAAATTCAATCGGCTGTTTTTCTGCATCACTATTGAGTTCGATATGGTCGTTAAACAACTTAACTACTGGTGAGGCTGATTTTAAGAATCCGTTTGCATCAACTGATGTATTGAAGCTGGTCTTTAAATGCCCCCATGTAGACCAAGCATCAGATCCCGCACCATAACGGTAAGACATTTGATGACCAGAGACACCTTTAAATAGTTGCCATGAATAAGTACCAATCGAATCATTCGCTTGGTAACCCATAAGGGTTCCGTAACGCATTGGCATTAATAGAGGATTTGATGTACTTCCCCCTTGCCAGTCACCATGGGAGATGTTCACTAAACGATTTAGACCCAGAACCGTTACCCATTGTGAAACTTGTGATTTATCAAAAAGAGAAGCTACAACGTTTGCTGAATAACCCAAAACACCTGCATCACCCAAACCTAATGCAACTTTCGCACTAATTGCGGAGTTTCCACCCGTTCCACCTTGCGCAACTGAAAGTGGAGTAGCTAAACCTTTCATTTCAGTAATGTCAGTATTTACACCTTTTTCAGCAGCACCAAGATTATTTCGCGCTTCTGCTGCAGTGGTTGCCCCTGTACCACCTTGAGAGATTGCTGCAGTTCCTTGAACTTGTGAAAAGTTAGGGCTTAAATTGGGAATGCCGGAAGCGAATGGCAGCATAAATTGCCGCTTGCCCTGAGCTGAGTTCAACTGGAACGGTCGATGGTCCCAATTAAATTTAAATACAAGATTTGCCATTATGCTGTTACCCCGTCAATCACTTGGAAAGTCAAAGTTTCAGTGTGCTGTGTAGTGCCACTCACCACAGCTTTAATATCCATCTGACATAAACCAAGTGGCCATGCTGCTGTGCTTGCTCTAGATTTCACATTAAGCCAACCCTTTTGTGTGCTCTGGCTTAATGCTGCACAAGTCAAGGTAGCCACAGCTGCTCCATCAGCTAAACCTTTAACCTGTGAAGTAAAGGTGTAACCAGTTAGATCAATTGCACGGCGTACATCATCTGGTGGATATTGCAGGGCTTCATCCAAATCAACTAGCTGAAGATTTAAGTTGAAAGTGTCACCACGCTTAAATACAAAATTGCTCATAAGTGATTCCTATAGACATAAAAAAACCACCGATGAGGTGGTAGTGAATAAGGCATAAAAAAACCGCTTCTTAGCGGTCATTTAATTAAAGTAATTTAAGGTTTGTAATCTAAATCAACACTTACTCCAGTAACTACATTATGTTTAGTTCCACCAAGACTATTCACATTGGCCAAGCGTATATTCACATCGGAAACACATAGCTTGTTTTCAGATTGCCATTTGCTCAACTCAACAGACATAACATCTTCAAGATGTCTTTCCAGTTCTTGCCGTTTAATTTCGATTTCTTCTAAAGTCAGCATACATGACATATCAATTCACCTCATACCCAATGGTCACATTATACTGAATGAAATCAGCATCTTGGCCGACAAAAATTGATTGTCCTTGCAAACATTCTAGATGATCGATTGAGTAATATTCAAAATGGGCAAGCAAAGCATCACTCAGTTTTGTGATTTCCATTATTCCTGAATTGGGACGAGCAAAGCATTGGACCATAATATTACCGGTACGGCGTGTACAAGGATTATCAGCAATGCCTGAAATAAAACTTGGACCGCCCGCAATCGTTAAGCGACACCACAAACCTTCCTTAGGCACCGTAAAGCCTGGTAAATTTGGATACTGGATTCTGTCTTGAGTAATACCTCTAAAGCTTTGCATGCGATCAATAATAGCTTGCCTTGTTTGCTCTAAAGTCATTGCCATCTTAACCACCGTACTTTTGAGAAATAAAGTTATACGTGAGGCCATAAATACCTTGCGGCGCTTGATCGGACCAACCGTTTTCCAAGCGCTCAGCATAAGGCTGGTTGTTCTGTATATAGACTAAATTACCCAATTTAATCTTTACAGCTTGAATAGCAGCATCTTGAATTGGGTTTGTTTCAGGTTCACGCACGCCGAAATCAGCAGATCCAATCGAAACAATATGTGAAGCACGGTATGCTCCAGTATCAACAGGACTTAAATTAACTAAGGATTGCACGGTATCCATGACAATATTCTTTACATGTGCTTCTGCTGCTTTAGACACATCAAGACTAAAACTAGTCGGCTTTTTCCCCTTCCACCCCATGACTTTTAACCTCGCTTTCCTCATACATCTTAAAGAGATCCTGAGCGATCGCCTGAATTGAATAAGCTTCAAACTCAGAGCTCGGTTCTCGTTCACCCATGAGCTTTTTAATCTTTTGCCAGACATGAACAGCTTCATGTAAAAGCAATCCATACACTTCAATCTGATTTCTTTCTGAAGTATCACCAAGCTGAACAACTGCATATGCACCTTCGGAATAGAAATCAACCTGAGCTGCAGCCCCTTCAATAGACAAGAATTGATCGACCTTATTCATGTCCTCAAATAGCAAATCCATATGCAGTTGATTTCGAACTAATGTGTAATGCACATGCTGAAATGGTGAGATAAGCCACAAAGGAACGTAGTTTGTATTTACCATTCAAACTCCTAAATTGCGCCCATTAAAAAACCCACCGAAGTGGGTTTTAATTTATGCAACTGAGCACTTTTCTAATTTTAAAGACCAGTCTTCTCCAAATCTTCGATTAAGATAGTTAGTAATTTCTTCTTCGTATTTTGGAAATGTTGCCTCAGTTACTACTACAGCATTTCGACCACCTGTAACTCCATATCGGTCAAAGCCATTTTCAGCATCTCTAGAAGTTGTATTATTTGAAAGATAAACTTTTGCCTTACCATCTTTAATTAGACTAGCTTTGCCTCTTACATTTGGGCATTTCTTTTCTGGGATTTCAATGACGATTACATATGCTTGAGTTGCCATAATTTAATTACACCTTCTCAATTATGAAATCAACGCCAGTTGTCATTCCACCACTAAAACTATGGGCAGTTAACTTAGCAGACTCTTCATCATCTATTTGACCAAATTCTACAGCTTTTTCTTTTGAATCTGTTGTAGTAAGCAATCCCTCATTGTCTGGAATTAAATATTTACCAGAATCGGTTAACTTAACGATATACCCCATAATTTCCCCAAGAAAGTATTTTAAAAATAGGTATATAGCTTAAATCAACTAAATTAATCAATACAAGCTTATACCTTCCTCAACTGACATTTCCAAATAGTAGAAGCTGGATCCTGTTGAATATGAATTACCCGGAATGAGCCTAAGGCTGTTAACCACTCATCATCAATCTTTGGCTCTTTGGTAACTTCATTCTGCAGCACTGTAGCCTTTTTATCTGTGGCCAGTACTCCAAGCGTCTGAATCTCATATTGACTGTATGAGCCAAACAGAACGCCACGACCAGAATAGTTTTCTTTAACTTCGACATAAGTTTCAGTTTTAGGATCCCAATCTTTTCTTGAGATCCGGTCACAAGTAAATGAATGAACGGCGTCCGCTAAATCATCATTAAATGCTTCAGCAATATCTGCCTGAATTTCTTCACGTAAGCCCATTTAAATTTTCCTGACAAAAAATACAGCTTTTCGTTTGCTGTAAGGCTTAATCAAATCAAGAATGAATTGTTCGATTGCACTAAGCTTTACTGATCCGTCCTGATATTCCTTTTCGGTCTCAACCGTATCAGCTTTGACCTTCTTACGTTTTAGTGCCTGTTCCTGCCCTTGATATAGATCACCTTTCATAATGCCCTTGATGATTTGATAGGAGGCCGTTTTTAAAGGTTCAGGTACTTGGGTAGCATCTTCATAAGGCTTAACGTTACGTGCTAATAGATATGCTTCGGCCATTTGGAGGTATTGAGCCTTATCACTGGCAGATAAAGCATCAAAGCCTTCAACATGTTCTATCGCTTCTTGTTCAGTGATAAAGCTCATGAATTATTCCTTTGGAATTAATGCTAAAAGTTCATCTTTTTTAGCACCTGCTTCAAATGCAATGCCTTTTTCAGTTAGTACAGCTCGAAGCTCATCTACTTTTAGACCAGCATAGTTAATTGGTTGTGGTTGAGTATCACTTGGTTTTTGGTCATCTTCAGGTGTTTGACCACCTTCACCTGATTCAAGTTCAGCAATACGTGCTTTCATTGCTTCGGTATCATTTTGAAAGGCAATAAATTCGCCCTTTACTGTTACCAGTTGTTCTTCGAGTTCAGCAATTTTTGTTTCTGTCATTTGTTGTCTTTCCCGTGCACGGTTAAATGATGAAAGTCCCATATGTGGATCTCCAAAAAGATAAGGCGGTGTTACCCGCCTTTTTGTTATTTGATCTTGTGCTTGAATGCCACAATACGGATCTGTTTAGGATCGTAGACACGTTCCCAGTTTGCGGCTGTTGCTAGACCAGCATTATTAGGTGCAATACCTGTATCACCTGCCCACTTAATGCCACGAGGATGCAATACAAAGTGACGGCGGTTAATAAGAATATCTGTACCTGCTAGGCTGTCTCGGTCAGTCTCTACACCAACTGGTGCACCAATATCTTGGAAACCAATCGCACCTTGGCCAAACAAGAAAGAGGTAAATACATCACCATCCACTGGCATACCGTCATCGACAATCACACGGCGATCCATAAAAGTTTTGTAAAGCACCACACCATCAGCATCACGCACAGTTTCAATTAAACCTTGCTTGGCTAGTGCTGCCATTGTGAATGAGTGCATTGAAATCGCTGTTAATTTATCAACAGCATCTCCCAATTTATAAGATGCATCGATAAATGAATGACCATCAATTACGGCTGCTGCTCCAGTACCAGCCGAAATGTCATGGGTATTACCTGCCATGCTTGCAGACCCAAATACACCTTTAAGTGTATTTACGGTAAACCCCTGAAATTCACGAGCCCAGTAATCTGCTACAAGATCAGCAATCGCACCCAATGGGTCATCACCAGATAATGCTTTAGATAAATCATTTGCACCCCAAGCCTTACCACGGGCATGCAAAATAGCAATATCTTTACCAGCCGTGATGTTATTTACCCCAAGAGCTTTACCATCTGAAAGTACTTCGGACTCACCGCTTAAATCATTCCAGAAAGGAATATTTACTGTGGTACCGCCTTCTGTACCAAAAGCGACTTTTTCATCAAGCTCCCCAACAATGCCTGACTGCCATAATGCAGACTTCTCGGCAGTCTTATTTAATACGTACGGAGTAAATAACTCAGGTACGATTACATCAGCAATTTTTGTCTCAGCCATTAGGCTTTACTCCTTAAAGTTTAATACCGTGTTTTGCCGCTAGCTCTTTAGCTAGTTGCGGGTTTTCATTTCGTAATTGCGCCAATTTGGTCATATTTACCGAGCCATCTGCTTTGAGAATGTCTGGCTGACCTTTTGAATTGTTGCTACCAGGTGCGCCCATGCCATTAGGTTTAGGCCAGTAATACGGTTTTTGCTCGCGTAGAGATTCAACCCATTCTTTTGGGGTCATCGGTGTTTGGCCGTCTTTACCAATGACTACTTCCCCGTTTTCATCAACTGCCACAGCTTTGCCGTTTTCATCTAATGCAAACTTTGACTGAGCTAAAAAGGCGATATCAGGGGTCGCTTCTGGCAATGCTTCAAGTTCAATTGCAGCCTGCACAATTTGGCTTTGAATTACTGATTGCTTGAACTTTTGAGCATAAGCTTCGGCTTTATCGGCACGTTCTTTTTCGGCCTTCAGTAACTTTTCATGCTCTTCACGCATCTTCTCGGTGCGCTTCTGAATCACTTCGTTAACCTTGCCTTCTGCGATTAATTTGGCCTCTTCATCCTGGTCAATTTGAGCAAAGACTTTCTTAACAATTTCAGGATCAATTCCTTCAAATTGTTTCTGAAGTTTTTGAAGTTCCAACTTTGCATTCTTAGCAGCATCTCGCTCGCTTTGAAGTGCAGATTTCAAACCTTTTGGATCTTCATAACCTTCTAAGTCGAGGCGAAACTTCCCGTTTTCCTCGACATATAAAGCTCGGTGTTCTTCTTTGATTGCATCAAGTGAATCAACAATAAATGGCAATGACATGTTCAAACCTCTCGTTTGATTGGGTAAAGACTTATCTCAAGGCATTAAAAAAGCGCCCCTAAGGACGCTAAATTTCGATTGAAAACTTAGTAATTTGTTGCAAATAAACGGTAGCCTTCTAGCTCCCAAAGTTTATTTTCAGCTGACTTTTCTGCATTTCCACGAGCCATACGCTCACCAATTTCAGCATCAAAGTTTTCAGCATTCACACATGCACTAAAACCCGTTGCTAGGAAAAACTTTCCATCTAAAAATGCATGGACAAAAGTAGATGTCGTGCCACCGGGGCGTTGCTCAACCGTATATGTAACACGCTCCATCAATGAATCAATTTGCGCTTTAGTTACTCGGGGTGCCACAGACTTTTCAGCTAACTCTTGCTCTGTTACTTCTTTGATCATTTTCTTCTCACAAAAAAAGCACCCGAAGGTGCTAAGGTTAAAAATTAAGTTCTAATTGATGAGTGCAATCGCTTTTAATCTTTCAAAAGTAAAACCATAAATTGCCATGGCTCTTGAAATCTTAATTTGAAGAAATGGCACCAGAATTAATTTTGTGCTCAGAATATATTGAGCATCCGACATATTGATTTGCTTTTCAGACATTTGTAGTACCTTTCGCTACATTTGCTTTGTTTGAGTCGGCCTTGGTTCATCAGTCAGTAAGCGAACACCATGAGCACCATATGCTTCAAAAGTTACAGTAATTGTTGCAGGTCCATTTAAGGCATCAGAATTCATCTGTACTGCTCTTTGTCCAGCTAGTGGTTGTCCAGTTTCTTCATCACAAATAACCAGATAACCTTTCAAAGTAGGGTGACGCTTTAGCACTAAATGTCTTGACTCACTCATAAGCCCAACTCCTTAAAGGTTTGCTCATCCAACTTTCGAAGTTGGTCCAATGTATATAACCGCCCCTCTGGATCGAAGAACTTATCAAAATCAAATTTTCCTTCCTTATAGAGCTTGTAACGTTTCGGCCCCAACCATTCTCTTTGAAAGAAATCATCTGTCTTCTTGAAGAACTCTCTAAACGTAGTATTGGCATCTAGCTGCCCTATTAACTGGCTACGCTCTTCTTTCGGGATGTCTTTAACTCGACGTTCGTCCATAACAAATGGCCGTTCACCAACTAATTTCCCGTCTTTCTCTACAGGTACCAGAATACTTCGGCAATTAGGATGCAACGGCGGTACGCGCTTTGCCGGATCGTTAATCTCCCATACGGAACCATCAAGAGTTGCGCAAAGTTTTGAAGTTCTTCCGTCTAAAGTTGCTACCAGTCTTACGTATTCAAAGCCAATCTGGTTAAAGCTATTGAGATAAGCTTGATTGGCTACATGACTACGAACTGTTCTCACCGTACGGTCGATATCAGTCTTACTGCTACTTAGAAGCCCATCCTCATAATTAAGCCGCTTGGTGCCGCGAATGCGCTGAACTATTTCCTGATTTGTTTTACCTGAGTTGATACCATCCCGAATGGCATACTCAACTTTTTGGCGTGCAGTTTCAGCAATCTTAGAAAGCAGCTCATCAACCAGTGCTCCTCCCACCAACGGTACTTTTTTAGCTGCTGCATAAAGCTTTTCACCATTTGGCTTTTTGATCTTGCCGCCATATAGCTTCGCCGTATAATTGGCTTCATATACTGCCAAGGCAGTAGCAGAAACTGCGAAAGCTTCAGGTAATGCAGTATTTAGTCCTATAAACCACTGAGCAATCAGATCACGAATTTCTTTAAGATTAGTTGTAGTGTACTGTCCACTTGCTAGAGCCATCTTTTCAGAATCATTTAATTCATCAAGCAAATCCCGAAGCTTTGCCAACATTAATATTGACTCATCATTAAAGATTTTTAGTAGCTCATTAACAGATTGAGAAGACACCCGATATAAGTACGCCTGATGTTGGGTAAGTACTTCAATCAATGATTTATCTTCTTTTGAAGCCATACGTCACCTCTACAACGGCATACTGTCCCGTTCACCTTCAACCCGCTTCACTTCTTCCTGATAGTCGTGAGCTGGTAATTTACCTGTCATCAGGTATTCCCAATATGTGCGGAAAGAGTTCTTTCCGGCAATAGCACCTTCATAAAGTTGTTTGGCCAGATTGATATCGTATTGCTGAACGATAAATTCAGGTTCAACCGTAAATGCATATTTTGTTGAATCCAGCTTTAACCACTGAGCTGCATATTTGATAGCTTGTTCAATAGCTGCAGCAGCACAAGTGACAATGCTATGTAGGCTTGCTTGTTGGTCATCCTGACGCGCACGTCGTGCTTCACCTGATTCTTGTGAGTTGGTATCAATCACCTTTGCTCCAGCTTCTAATGCCGAATTCTTTTGAGCATCCATTTCCTTTTTAGTGAGTTCAATGCCACTACCTGAAATTTCGAGATAACCACACTGAGATTCACTAGGAAGGCTCCAGACAGCCATCACACCAGTAACGCTAATATCTTCATCACCCTCAAGTCCATTAATCCAAGGCTGCGGATGAGCTGTATGGTGAAGTGACTGGTAATAATCCGCACTTAGCTGGTAATACTTGAGTGCTGCCTTGGCCATGGTAAGCAATGGTACCGTTCCAACTTGTGGAGAATTATCGGTCGTTCCACAGAAAACAAACGGCGTGAAAGATAGCTGATTACCGCCGAGATCTGGCGTTTTATCTTCTTCAACAGAGCCATCAAATAACCGTACAGTTAGCGCACCATCAACCATAGATAAAACACGGTGAACCGTCTTTGTATCATGCCCAAACTCATCTTCACTATTTTCGAATTGTTCCTCGAGCACTAACAGCTTTAGATCCTTACGGCCACCAATGCTGTTTTCCTTCCAGTTAATGATTGATAGCGCATCATATAGAGCGAAATATGGCACACCAGCCCCATCAACATCGACAAGCAAACCACAGCGCCCAAACTCTAGCAACTCTGAACAAATGCGAATAAAGAGCTGTTTAAGCCCAAAACCATCATTGGTTGCATTCTCTATCAAACCCTTTAACAGAGAACTTTCAATTACGATGTTAGGTTCCAGCTTTGAAACTAAACCAATCATCGTGCGTAATGCGTCCTGAACCCATAGCGGATACTGAGCTCGACTTAGATAGGCCTTATAAATCTCTCCAGTCGTATCACCTTGCTTTTCAGCCTCAATCATTCCGGCCGATTTAGCTAGGTACTTTGTTTGTGCCTGTTTGATCTGCTCTTCACCAGCAACGGCGTCCCGCATAATCTCCCAGCTTTTTTGTGCAGCAATATACTGCGGATGTTTATCAGTAACTGCCATAAAAACACCAATAAAAAAGCACCTGAGAAGGTGCATTGATTAACGAGAAAAACCAGCGATTGCGCGCCGTTTAAATATTTTCTGAATGATGACTGGGAATCTCTTAGCTATTGGATATCCACCAGCGTCCCCAACGTGGTCCAAACCAGCGCTTTTATCTGGCATTCCAAAATCATCATAGACTTGCTGTTCTAAAGTAGCCGTAAAGTTAGGACACTTGTTTGTGTTCACTTTTAAGTGTCGTTCACCCTCAGCATTCAGAATTTGTGCATTAACTGCAGTGATACGATCTTTAATACCGGGATTCACACCATTAACTTCAACTTTGAATCCATTTTTCTTTAAGATTGCATGATCAGATTCACTGAAGTTCTTTGATGATGTTGCCTGACCTGAAGCATCTGGAATCACAGTAATATCGTGATCTGGAAAGCGCTCATTAATCAGTTGACACATCGTCGGTGTATCTCTCACGCCAACCAGTTCATCTAAAGCTCTTGGCTTCCCTTCTCTAATGACATAAACCACAGCAGCCATTTTAAGCACGTTAAAATCCATACCAATGAGTAAAGGCTCACCTTTCTTAATTTCTTCATCCGTGTGGTTTAGAACTCGATCAAAGTCGGGGTAAACAGCACCACTGGTTAAATTGACAAACTGCCCTCTTAAATAAGCTGAAATTAATTGCGGCGGATAAGACTCATAAAGTGATGATATGTAGTCATCTGGAAGATTAGCTTCATTGTCATAAGTTGAAGCTTGAATCATTCCATAGAGCTTACGCTTAGCCTCTGATTTATTTGCCTCTTTAACAAATTGCTCGTATGTAAACTTAAAACCTTCTGGTGTTGTGGCCACATCAATACCGTTGAGCAAACCAGCTTGCTTATAACGCATACGAGCGATGATCTTACGCCAAGCCTGTTGAGCTTTGACCTTGGCCATAACATCAAGCTCATCAATCAAGGCGTGGCCAATTTTAAAACCTACAATGGTTGCTGGTTTCTCCATAGACCGGCAAATGATTGTAGTTCGATATTGCCGACCATAATAGATATCCACCTCTTTATTGGTTTCATAAACCTTAGTTTTAAGCCCCAATCGAAAGCAACCTCTTCAATAGTTGGAAAGAAAATGTCGCGAATCTGCGGGTAAGTTGGAGCAAAATAACCCAAAGGTACTTTTGGGAATTCCCAAGCTTTGTTGCATAAACTGGAGCATCCAACCCAAGTCTTTCCCGATCCAAAGCCAGCGACAAATGCGCGGAACTTCTTTTCCATCTGCAAAAAATTAGCCTGAGGTACATTCAGTGTCGGATTGATGTTCGGCATCTTTTTTACTCGCATCTACAACTTGAATAGTTACCTTGACTGGTGTTGGATCTTCATCACCTTCACCCTCTCTTAACTTTTCAATCTCAAGTTGCTTTAACTCAAGATTTAAAAGCATGAGGTCATAACCCTGCATTTCTTCCCTAACCTGTTTAATAACCCCTTGCTTCATAAGCCTGTTGTTCTTCCAGTCTTCATAGATCTTCTGAAGTTCTTTAAGCCGATAGGCTTTATTAGCTAAAGGGATGTCATAAACATTCTTTTTAAAGTCCTCTCGGGTTTTATGAAAAAGGTCTTTATATTTCTTACTTAAATTCTTTCCTGCCGCTTTTGTCGGGTCATAAAGTTGTACCTGTTTTCGATCAATCTCAATGTTAAATTCTTGCTTGACAGCATTAGCTACCTGTTGAGGGGTATCCATGCAGGCAAGCGCTTGAACAATAAATATTTTTACCTGTTCTTTAAGTGCAGCCATACCCCCACCTTTGTCTAGCTACGTCTAGCAAAGAAGGCAAAAAAAAGAGCCATTCGGCTCAGTTGATTACGCAGTTTCCGCAGCATTTTGAAATATCAAGTTTCGAAACAAACGGCGGATTCTTTGCAGCTTCAACGATACGTTTAACGCTTTGACTCGCCCCCCACCGTTTGGTTACACCAACAAACTCTTCGACATCGTGACCAGCTAAATAATGTTTAGGTAAACCTGTTGAGCTACTAAAGATCATTTCACCGTCTTCATCACGTTCTACGCCTATATGGTAGAGTTCATGCTCAAGCAAAGCACAAAACTCACGATCATTTGCTTTGTCGCAAAATGTAGCATCAATGGTGATCAAGTATGTTGGCACAAAGCCGAACCAGTCTCGCATCTGTTGCTCTTGTCTGGCCTTACGCCATCCACCAACATTGAACATGACTTTTTCGCACTGACCTAACACCATAGCTTGCTTGCTTTTATATGCAGAAGAGGCCCAAGCACATGCTAAAAATTCTTCATTATCGTGAAGCAGCTCAGCTATGTGATCATGATCGGGATTATAAAGAGGTCCACCAATAGTTAAGTAATTAGCAACAACCCATTTTTTTAGATCTGGTGCTGGTGTTAGTCTTATTGCTTCTTCTTCATCTGCTTGATCAATAAAATCAGTCGGTGGAAATGGTCTGATCTGCTCCAT